AAGTAATATTAGTATCACTGGAAATGAAAAGGGTCAACTAATGAAAAAACATAATATACAACCTGGAACTAAAGAATGGTTCCAATTATGGTTCAGTAGACCATACTTAACCGGCGAAAAGCCTATAGGAAAATAACATGTCAACAATATATTCAGGAGTAACAATAGGACAAGGCATTACATTTAGTGCTGGTTCAGCAGGCGGCGGAGGCGGCGGTGGCGGAGGCGGCGGTGGCGGACTAAAAGTATACTTGCAATCAGCTCCTTCAAGTGGAACAACATGGACTGACACGTCAGGTAATGGATACAACGCTACTTTACGCAAGTCAGGTACAGGTAATTATGCTTACAATTCAGCTAATGGCGGTGGTATAGTCACAACAGGTGGCGCAATGAATAACGGTGCAATGATTGATATTCCATATAATTTACCAGCAACATTTACTATTGAAATAGTAGCAAGTATTAGTGCTACCGGTTATTGGGCATCATTATTTGGTAATGAGTCCTATACCGGTAGTAAAGGATTTTTTGCATATTGGGGAATAGATACATTACTAGTTATTGGATCACCTTCTTCAGGAGAATCATATACTATGTCCTCTGGTGCTAAGGCAAATAGGAATCATTATTTAATTACTGTCACCGGCTCAACACTGAAATTCTATTTAAATGGTACATTACAGACTAAAGCAGCCGGTTCATTTACACAACCTACCGGCGGTGTATCAACCAATAGTTTACAGATTGGTGCTAGACACCCCAATGCTGGTACAATAAACACAGTAAATGATCCTGCACATGGCAAATATTTTATGGTAAGAGTGTACGATAGTGTATTAGACCAAACTGCTGTAACTACAAACTATAATGAAGCTAAAACTGCGTTTGGTTTATAATTAAATTAGGAAAATAATATGGCATTTAACGGAATATCAGGTTTGTCAACTAAGCAGTTAAAGCAAAATGCCAAGCTATCTGCGGCAGTTACTAAACGCTCGGCAGACGGTCGTCCTAGTACACTAGACACATCTCTACTACCTTCAGTTTATACAAATAATACAGTAACTACACAATCACATCCTAGTGGATTGGTTGAGGGTCGTCCTTGGATAGCACAATCATATTCTATGGTTACTTCAGGATTACTACTACAATTAGATGCAGGTAATCCTACAAGCTATTCGGGATCAGGAACAACCTGGACGGACCTTAGCACTTATCAAAACAATGCCACTTTGACTAACGGTCCATCTTTTACTAGTGCTAGTACAGCAAGTTATTTTAGTTTTAATGGTACTAATCAATTTGCTCCTGTAACCACATCTAAAATGAATGTGGCCCTCACCGGCAAGACCGCAATGTTTGCAATTAGAACTGTCAATGCTAACACCGCCGATGCTACTTATCGTAACTTGTTTGGTGGTAGCACCAATGTTCGTAACTTCAATACCTACATGTATCATATATCAGGAACTACTTGGCGACTGCATTTCAGCACCGGTCCTACGTCTCCATGGGCGTATTCGGCATCCTCAGTTTTTACAGTAACGGATAACCAGTGGATAGTCGTAGCTGCAACACAAACCACCGGTGGGGTAGTAACTTATTATGTCAACGGACGCCAGATAGGCACACCAAATACTAGCGTAACATTTTATCAATTTATAAACAGTGGAATTGAAGCAGTAGCACGGTCAGACAACTATTGGCATGGCGATATTGGCGCAGTTGCTATCTACGGAGAAGCATTAAACGCAAGTCAGATTCAACAAAACTTCAACGCACTACGCAGTAAATACGGAATATAAATACAGTTCCCTGTGTTTACTAAATACTATTATGGCAGATACCCCAACACTAGTAAAAACACCTTATAAGAAAACTAAGTTTAAAACGGATAAGGATTTAGACGACTACATTAAATGTTGTGATCCTATTACGGGTTATCTATACTTCATGGATAACTTCTTTATGATTCAACACCCAACACGTGGTAGTATGCACTATCATCCATGGGACTTTCAGCGTGACTTAATTGAAACATATCACAAATATCGTTTTAGTATCAACTTAATGGCACGACAAACAGGTAAGTCAACTTCAGCCGCAGGTTACTTACTATGGTATGCAATGTTTGTACCCGATAGTACAGTACTAATTGCCGCACATAAGTATGCAGGTGCACAAGAAATTATGCAACGTGTTCGTTATGCATATGAAAACTGCCCTGACCACATTAAAGCAGGTGCAGTTGATTATAATAAAGGTAGTTTAACATTTGATAATGGTAGCCGTATTGTTAGTGCTACTACAACAGAAAACACAGGTCGTGGTCTATCTATTTCATTATTATATCTAGACGAGTTTGCATTCGTAAGACCAACTATTGCACAAGAATTTTGGACATCTATTACACCAACATTAAGTACTGGTGGTAAAGCAATTATCACAAGTACTCCTAACAGTGACGAGGATCAATTTGCACTAATTTGGAAGGGTGCCAACAAGTGTGAAGATGAGTTTGGTAACACAACAGATATAGGTATAAACGGTTTTAAAGCATATAAAGCTACTTGGCATGCACATCCTGAACGTGATGAAAAGTGGGCTGATGAAATGCGTTCACAATTAGGAGATGATAGATTTCGCCGAGAAATGAATTGCATAACAGGTGATTCTAATGTCACTATAAAATTACCCAATGGAAAAATTAAAAAAATATCAATAGACGAACTTTCCATGTTACTAAGTTCATAATTTATGACGAAACGGCATAAATATAATATGATAAAAAATAAATATTACCATTGGTATCATTCTATTATTGATAGTGCGAAAACATCAAATAGAGTAAAAAATAACCAAAATTATTTTGAATATCATCATGTAATTCCTAAATCTTTGGGTGGAGATGATTCACCGTCTAATTTGGTTTTGCTTACGTGTAAAGAGCATTATACCTGTCACCATTTATTAACAAGATTTACAGTTAGCGGAGATAAAGCAAAAATGATGTATGCATTTTGGGGTCTTGCTAACCAATGGAGCAAATACAGGGATAAAGTTAGGATAACGAATCGTACATATTCTTTACTAAAAGAAAATATTAGTAAACAACTTTCAATAGATAGACTAGGAAGTAGTAATCCCATGTATGGTAAAGATGCACCTAATAAAGGTATAAAGCGTCCCGGAATAGGTGGAAGAAAACCAGGATTTGTTTGGTCAGGTGAAGAAAGAGAAAAACACTTAAAAGCAAGATCCTCAGAGGGATATTATGATTATCTCAGAGATCCTGAAAGATGTAAAAAAATCAGTGATTCTCAAAAAGGAAGAATAGGTACTGCGACTGGAAAAATTTGGTTTAACAACGGTACTAGGGAACTTTATTCTAATGAATGTCCTAAGGGATTTATTCGGGGTAGATTACCAAAAGATCAGATATCAAAAAGAGGAATGAAATGGTACAATAACGGTACTATTAATAAACAATTTAAAGATGATAGTATTTTAGAAGGATTCGTAAGTGGAAGACTTAGTAAAAAATAATAAAGGCATACAAATTTTAACCGATACCGGTTGGAGTAATTTTGCCGGCGTTCTTGCCAAGGGTAAAAAAGAAACAGTACTGATACAGACAACAACTAAAAAAATTACATGCACGTTAGACCATGATTTTTTTAATGTAAATTTAGAAAAGATTCCTGCAAAGAAATTAAAACCGGGAACCAAGATTAAAGATGATGCAGGCGTAGATACTGTAGTAAACATAACACTACACAGTGCTGAACAAGTGTATGATTTATTAAATGTTGAGAAAAATCATAGATTTTATGCTAATGGTTTATTACTATCCAACTGCGAATTTATTATTGCTGATGAAACACTAATCAATCCTAGTACACTAATTGATTTAGAAGGTATTGAACCTATATTACGTCAAGGGCAAATACGCTGGTATAAAACACCTAAAAAGGGAAACATATATGTTGTAACATTAGATCCTAGTATTGGAACTGGTGGTGACAATGCAGGTATACAAATATTTGAAGCAAACACTACAACTCAAATAGGTGAATGGAAACATAATAAAACTGATATTCCTAATCAAGTTAAATTGATAGCACAAATAAACAAATACATAGTTGACTGTACAAGCGAACCCAGAAATCTTTATTACAGCGTTGAAAATAATACTGTGGGTGAAGCGGCATTAGTATCATTAAATGAGTACGGGGAACAGAATATTTTAGGTAATTTTATCAGTGAACCCGGTAAAAAGCGTAAGGGCTTTACTACAACAAATAAGAGTAAACTTGCCGCTTGTGCTAAGTTTAAATCATTGTTAGAGAGCAAAAAACTAATTGTCCACAGTAAAAGTTTAATATCAGAACTCAAGACCTTTGTAGCAAAGGGTTCTAGTTATGAAGCTAAACTAGGCGAGGCTGACGATTTGATAATGGCCTCATTACTAAATGTCAGGGTAATGCAACTATTGAGTGAATATAACAGTGATTTAGACGGCCATATGCGTGACCATGATGAAATCGTAATGCCATTACCCTTCTTTGCAGTTTTCGCATAAATATACTATTGAGATTTAAAAAATGCCAAAACAACAAGATTCATTGAACAACGATTTATTTGACCTATTACAAAGTAGGGGCTATAATCCAGTAATGCTTAATACTGCTGGAAAGGAAATTCCAGTCCCCGCCGAAGCTGAAGTATTCCAATTCCAATTTGAAAAAGACGGAGAAGATTATGGTACTGCTACAGTAAGTATTGATGGATTACGTAAATTGGTTGTATATTTTGGCGATAAAATTGCAGATAGTCCTAAAGTAGATACTAATGACAGCGAATCCTGGTATCATTTGTTAAGACAAATTAGAAGATTTGCACTAAAACACCAATTGAGTTTTGAAACTCGCAATATTGATAAACTGGATTATGATATGGCCAAAAGAGAACATACTAAAAAACTAGACGAGGGTTATTATCCAGCTGGCAAAAAAGCTAGTATAAGTGACAATACTCCTACTGTAAAAATGCGTATACAACATACCCGCGAAATACAAGAAGGTGAACAACGTTTTCGCAATATTGCTAGAATCTTTGTTGAAAATAGTGAAGGAGAAAGATTTTTATTACCTACAAACAAGCCTGGTTTAGCACGTGTGTTTGCTAGACATATTGCAGAAGGTGGTACACCGTATGATGACCGTGGACAACATATTGCTAAGATTGTAGAAGAATATCAACATATGGCTGGTTTTGTTCGTGCTACACGCAATGGACAATTTAACAAATCAGCACAAAAATTAGTTAATGAAGGTATCAATCATTATCAAAAACTACGTGAATCATTGCATAGAATGGCTGGTAAGCGCGGATACAATGAGTACTTTGAAAATTGGAGTGCTCCGTTAATGGAAGATGAAGAACAAGTAGATTTAAGCGAAATGTTTATGAGTAGTAGTTTAGATCCACGTATTGAAAGTGTAATGCCCATACTAAGCAAGTTAAGCAAGAACATTACTGAAACAGCAGAACTTGCCGAAGTTAAAGAATTAGAAGAATGGGCTGATAGTGTAACTGAAGGTGATGTGGCGGAAGGCTCTGTAACGCCCGATGTTAATGTGAGCAAAGTTCATGATGACGGTCATGAAAAAGAATGGCATATATATCGTGGCAAAGAAATGATTGGGTATGTGGTAAAGAATCAGCCTGACACTGCCGAAGGCCTATATATTGCGTATGGACATGGTCCTGGTCGTGCTTTTGTAGAAGAATTTACAGGGTTAAAACCTGCTGTGAATTATATAGCAAGTCTAAAGGAAGGTGTGGCGGAAGGCTCCAATGAATCATACATTATTATTAGAACAGATAAAGAAGGCAAGCAGGATGTGTTTGCTAAATTTGACACCTATCAAAAAGCACAAAAAGAATTAGATGCTTGTTTGGCACATCCATTGCATACCAAGTATAAGCAAAAGTTTGAACTCAAAAGAAAAGGTCAGCAAGGTGTGGCGGAAGGTAGTAAGAATAGAGATGACGGTTTGATTGGCGGACGCTATACCCAAGATGAATGGGACCAAATGCTAAATCGTCTAAAGCAACTTGCACACAAACAAGAAGCAGAGAAAGCTAAACAAGCACAACCAAAACCAGAACAAAAAACTGACGAAAGCATCAGTGGACCACAACAGGCTGCTGGTCAATTAGATGCAACTAGTAAAGTTACAGTTGGTGGAAAAATTCTAGGTGAACCATCAAAGAGCCAACAAGGACTACGTGGTAAACTTGTAGGTGGCACAACCGAAAGTGTTGAGCATCCAGTTAGTGAAGAAGTAGATACAGGTCAATATGATGCCCGCAAATCAAGTTCTAAGGGTAAAACTACTCCAGAACAAGAAAAAGACTTCCGTAAGAAAGTACAATCATACGGAAAAGAATTAGAACAGCGTCAGAAAGAAAAATCTAAAGGACAATCTGTCAAAGAAGGTCAAGACTATTTAGATGCTATAAAACGTCTATTAAAATAAGGGTAAATTAAACCGCACTTTTTTGTGCGGTTTACCACATCTGGCATAAATACATTGACAGGATGAGAAAGTACTGCTATACTTGCTCATCGTGTTAGTTGTCTCATAGGGAGACAGCGAATATAAAAAACGAGACCATCTCAATTTATTAAGGAAATATTATTATGGCATCATTAGCAGAAATTCGTGCCCGGATTGCGGCACAAGAAAATAAGTCAAACTCTGGTTCAAGCAACCAACAATCTGACAACTCAATCTACCCCCACTGGAACATGGACGAAGGTACTACAGCTACTTTGCGTTTGTTACCAGATGCAGACAGTAAAAACACTTTCTTCTGGGTAGAACGTCAAATCATCAAACTACCATTCAATGGTGTTAAGGGTGATCCAAACGTAAAACAAATTCAAGTACAAGTACCTTGTGTTGAAATGTACAATGATGGATCAACATGTCCTATCTTGGCAGAAGTTCGCCCTTGGTATAAAGACGAGAGTTTGAAAGAAATGGCAAACAAGTATTGGAAGAAACGTAGTTATCTATTCCAAGGTTTTGTTCGTCAAAATCCAATTGGTGATGACAAGCAACCTGCAAATCCTATTCGTAGATTTGTTATCAGTCCGCAAATCTTTACAATCATTAAATCAAGTTTAATGGATCCTGAAATGGAAGAATTGCCAACTGACTATATGCGTGGTCTTGACTTCAACGTTAAGAAAACAAGTAAAGGTGGTTATGCTGATTACTCAACAAGTAATTGGGCACGTAAAGAAAGTGCATTGATTGAAGCAGAAATGGCAGCAATTGAAGCACATGGTTTGTTCAATCTATCTGATTTTCTTCCTAAGAAACCAGGGGAAGCAGAACTACGTATTATTAAAGAAATGTTTGAGGCAAGCGTAGATGGACAACCTTACGACAACGAACGCTGGGGCAATTACTATCGTCCATACGGACTAGAAGCACCTGCAGGAGCAACCGCGGATCAATCACAAGCGTCTACTACAACTAGCGCACCCGCAACAGCACCCGTAGCAGAGGCAATGTCTGAGGATGATGAACCAGGAACAGCATCAAGTCCAGTATCAATTCCTAAAGCTACTCCTAGTAGTGACAAGGCACAGGACATCCTAGCGATGATTCGTGCTAGACAGTCAAAAACTGCGTAATGTAATAGAGAACGGGAAACCGTTCTCTCTTATCATAGGAGAATAACATGACACTACCAGATGAAAGATACCGCGCTATCAAGCAAGGTAAAAAACTATTAGAGGAACTATGTGACCCTGGTAAAACACCAAGAGTTCCAAGCATAGTTCGTGACCGAGCAAGAGGTGCATTACGCCATTATCCAAATGACTTTGAATTGGATATATTAGCAGAACAATGCCCCGATTTGCTTGATAAACAACCGTTTAGTACATATACTAACGGTATTCACAGATAAACAGGAGAACGATTTGGGAAAGCCATTTGACGTAAGTAAATTTAGAAAAGAAATAACCAAGTCCATTGAAGGTCTTAGTATAGGGTTCAATGATCCAACCGACTGGATCAATACAGGAAATTATGCACTCAATTATCTTATTAGTGGTGATTTTAACAAAGGTGTTCCTCTTGGCAAAGTCACTGTATTCGCTGGTGAGTCTGGTTCCGGAAAGAGTTTTATCTGTTCCGGCAACTTGGTTCGCCATGCTCAACAACAAGGTATCTTTGTTGTACTCATTGATTCGGAAAATGCGTTAGACGAGAAATGGCTACACGCACTGGGTGTTGAGACTACGGAAGATAAATTGTTAAAATTAAACATGGCTATGATTGATGATGTAGCCAAGACAATCAGTAAATTTGTAACTGATTATAAAACACTTCCAGCAGATGACAGACCTAAAGTATTGTTTGTGATTGATAGCTTGGGAATGTTACTAACACCAACTGATGTAAATCAATTTGAAGCAGGTGATATGAAAGGTGACATGGGTCGTAAGCCTAAAGCATTGGCTGCTCTTGTTCGTAACTCTGTTAACATGTTTGGTAGTTTGAATATTGGTATGGTTGCAACTAATCACACATATGCAAGTCAGGATATGTTTGATCCAGATGATAAAGTATCAGGTGGTCAAGGATTTGTGTATGCAAGTAGTATTCTTGTTGCTATGAAAAAACTCAAACTCAAAGAGGATGAGGATGGTAACAAAGTTTCAGAAGTAAATGGTATCCGCGCCGCATGTAAGATTATGAAAACACGATATGCTAAACCTTTTGAAACCCTACAGATTAAAATCCCATACGAAACAGGTATGAATCCATACAGTGGTCTACTTGATTTGTTTGAGAAGAACGAACTACTTACTAAAGAAGGTAATCGCTTGAGTTATACAACCGAAGACGGAGAAATCTTAAAGATGTTCCGTAAAGGTTGGGAATCAAATGAAGGTGGTTGCTTAGATAAAGTTATGGAAGAGTTTAGTAAAAATCATAGTAAAAATATAAGTACTGAATCAGTGGAGGATACTACACCATGAGTTTAGATAGCACAGTAGAAGTTTGGGAAATCTTACGTGACCATATTGACTTAAATGACAGAGGTGATGCGGCAGATTCTTTAGTTAATTATTTGATGGATAATAACTATGAAGTTGAAGATATCAAAGATGCATTTAAAGACAAAGATATTACCAAAGCATTAAAAGGTTATGCTGAACAACATTTCCAAGAAGAAGAATACGAAGAATACGAAGAAGATTCAGAAAACGACGAATGGGATTAAATGAATTGGTACACAAGGATCACAGTTGACCTTGGTGTTATACCGGACTTTATAGCATACTATCAAACAGAGTTGGACTCTGCGAAAAAAGATGTAAAGATATATGGTAATGTTGAAAAGAACATTGCCCAATTACCCGGTACCACTGAGCATAGGTTCAATCAACTGCAAGAAATTGAAGCGGTATTAAATTACCTCAACATTCAATTACGGAAAATTCGCCGAAAACATTTTCAAAAATACCTAGAGGCGTATAATAGAGCATTGACAAGCCGTGATGCTGAAAAGTATGTAGACGGTGAAGATGAAGTTATTGATTATGAAACAATCATTAATGAAGTGGCATTATTACGCAATCGTTGGTTGGGTATAATGAAGGCACTGGAATCTAAAAATTTTATGTTAGGGCATTTAGTAAGATTAAGGGCAGCCGGCATGGAGGATATTACGATTGGGTAAGTTTATGTATAGTCACACACAGAAGCCTGGGCAAGCTAAACAAGCACCACCACTCAAAACACTTGGTTCAGGAATTATTGCACAAACCTTGCCGGGTTTGACTACTCAACAATTAACTGCATTAGGTTCAAATAATTTTGGACCTCTCAATACAGTTTCTATTACTGGGGTAGATTTTGGCATCAGTAAATCATATCATCCTGATGTAAAGAAATATGAAATTTACGAAAGCCCAGAAGATTTGTTGGCGTTGAGTGTTGCCTGGAAAAGATGCCGTGATAATGGTACTGCCAGTTATAATAATCTGTTAGACCCGTCGTTGTTTAAAGCATTAACGCATGAGGATCAAACTGTTGCTGATAGTATCAGAGATTATTACAGTAAAAAGGTTATGATGTGGAAATTGAAGGGTACAAAACTAACTCCATATCGTGAAGATTTGAACACATTTGTACATGCTGACGGTAAAAAGTTCCGTGAGCAAGTGTTTGGCTTAGCTTACTACTTACCAGAGTTTTATAGTTATGATGTTAGTTTAGATGAAGTTAGATTACAAATTGATACTAACATAAAACCATTGAATGAAACTACAGTTAAAAAATTAACACCTATAAAGCAAATTGTTAAGAAAAATAAAAGTGCCACTAAGATTCAGTATTGGTTAAAAGATATTGAAACCGAAGGTGGCGTGTTAATCTCGATTGACCCTAAAAATCCATTAGAACATATATGGAATCATTTGTTTGAAACAAAAGAGTTACTTTCAATCAAGGGACACTATTATACACATGATAAGTACGATTTTGAATACTTTAATGTTAGAAATTGGAATCTGGCTCTAGGTTGACAATAAATCGCTTTGGATATATAATACTTGTATTGAGTTAGAGACAGTGAGTTTTCAACTGTTGTATAAAAACAACAGATTGATAGTTGACAATAAACCCGAAATCTGATACAATACTTGTATTGACACTAACACACAGGAGCTTTTATGTCTACGATTTGCATTAAATTTGGTGAGTATCGCAATACCCCAGTTGTGAACAAGACTTTTACACTTGTTAAAGGTTACCAGACAGGTGCCAAAGGTGGTTATGTGACAGTAAAAAATGAGGGACACTTTCCTAAAGTTAACATTGAAAATGTTAAAGTTAAGGTGAATGGTATTGAAGATATTGAATTTGTTAATGGAGAAGTAGAAATGGTAGATGCTATTCAGTTTACAGCAAAACAGCCCAAGGCACCTGTAGTTAAAGAATCTGATGAAGAAGCAATGAATCGTATTGCTACCCGCTTTCAGGTGCTTGATGAAATGTCACTTGCGGCTATCAATGGCGATATTCGTGCAATGATTGTGTCAGGTCCTCCTGGAGTTGGTAAAAGTTTCGGTGTCGAAACACAACTTGAAAAAGCAAGTCTTTTTGATAAGATTGCAGGCAAGCGTATTCGCTATGAAGTTATCAAAGGTGCAATGACTGCACTTGGCTTGTATGCACAATTGTACAAGTATTCGGATCGCAAAAATGTGTTGGTCTTTGATGATTGTGATAGCGTGTTTGCCGATGACTTGAGTTTGAACATTCTCAAGGCTGCATTGGATTCAGGTAAGCGTAGACGCATTTGCTGGAACAGTGATTCTAGCTTGTTGCGCCGTGAAGGTATTCCTGACAGTTTTGACTTTAACGGTACTGCTATTTTCATTACAAACTTGAAGTTTGAAAATGTGAAAAGCAAGAAATTGCAAGATCACTTGGAAGCATTGCAAAGTCGTTGTCACTTTTTGGACTTGACTATCAACAATGAACGTGACAAAATGTTGCGTATCAAGCAGGTGCATCGTGATGCCGATGGTGGTTTGTTCAAAGACTATGACTTTGAAAATGGTGAAGGTGAAATGATTATTGATTTTATGTTTGAGAATCAAAGTCGTTTGCGTGAGTTGAGTATGCGTATGTGTTTGAAAATTGCAGACTTAGTAAAGATCAGTCCAACTAACTGGAAAGCGTTGACTGCTAGTACTTGTATGAAATCTGTCTGATTTACCCTTTCGTCGGACAGTAAAGAGGGGCTTACATGCCCCTCTTTTTACCACTATATTTGATTTTGCCTATGTATAAGTATATAATATTAAGATGACAAAAGTGAAGCCAAACACAAAGGAACAACTAGTAGATTACATGCTTAAGCACCTTAGCCTAGGTACCTATGATAAAAAATTTTGCAGTAATTTACTATTGGTTCATGTATCCAAACAGAGACCGGTAACATCAAATCAAGCAGACCTTTTAGATAAAATTGTTAGTAGATATCACAAACAATTGTCTAAAAAGGAAATAGACAGTAATGAAATGGTTAGCCTACCATGGACACTACAGCCAATTGAGAGTCTACCGCAGTACACACAGGCTCACATATCCATAGCAGATGTTGATACAAATCCGTATATTGTTATACATAGTCCATTTAAAAAGTCTTTTGTAAAAGAAGTAAGAGAATTAGAATATGCCAAATGGGATAGGGAAGAACGTTTTTGGATGGCGCCCGCCACTGAAAAAAATATCAAAACATTGATTACAATAACCAACCATCATTATGATAATGTTAACTATTGTATTGAGACACAAACTATTTTGGATCATGTTTCTACGTATGAATCACTGAAATATTGGGAACCTACTCTTGTAAAAATAAATGATAATTTTTATGTAGTGGCAACTAATGATGCACTGATGGAAGCGATTAGCCATATTACATTGAATGATGAACCGTATAATATTGCACGGTTGGTTAGAATGGGAATCAACATAGATAAATCTCTTATTACCGATAAAAAAATATCTCTTGCCGCAGACAATGCACCGTCGATAGAACAATTTGATATTGGCACTATCATTGACTATCTATTGTCAATCAAAGCCGATATGGTAATACTTGCTGAATGGTTTGGTCCTAACAAAGGTTTTATAATGGAGTTGGCTAACAATTTGAATGCTAACAAAATTGAACATGTATTAGTAAAGAGTAAAAGGGTAAATGACTTTAACATTGACTTGAGAAAATACGAAATGCCTGTTAAAATAAATCTAGGTATATGGCAAAATGACAATAGACTTCTGTACTTAGGCAAGACCATTAATCTTGTCAACAGCAACCCGATAGATATTAAATGAAAACATGTAAAATAATTGTCAAAGATGAAGTCAATGTAAAGTTTGAAGGCTTAGAACTAGCCGAGCGTAAAGCATTGATGAAGAAATTTGAATACGAGAAGCCAGGTGCAAGGTACTTGCCAAGTGTCCGACTAGGTAGATGGAACGGTAAAATTAGTTTCTTTAGCTTAGGTGGTAGTAGTTATGTTAATCTATTGCCGGAAATCTTACCATTGATTGATAACGCAGGGTATGACATTGAGTTGGAAGACTTGCGTACATACAGTACAACCTTTAACTTTAAACAGATTGAAGAGGATACATTTAGTCATTGTAGTTGGCCAAAAGGTCATCCTAAAGAAGGTGACCCTGTAGTATTTAGGGACTATCAACTTACTGTAGTCAATGAGTTTTTAGCTAACCCACAATCAATACAAGAAGTAGCAACTGGAGCAGGTAAAACATTGATGACTGCCGCATTAAGTTATAGCATTGAAAACTATGGTCGCAGTATTGTTATTGTTCCTAATAAAAGTTTAGTTGTACAAACCGAAGCAGATTACATTAACTTAGGATTAGATGTTGGTGTATACTTTGGTGACAGAAAAGAGTTTGGTAAGACACATACGATTTGTACATGGCAAAGTCTTGGCAACATGTTAAAGAATACTAAGTCAGGTGAAGCAGAAGTTTCTATCGGAGAGTTTATTGAAGATGTGGTATGTGTAATGGTTGACGAGGTACATATGGCAAAAGCTGAGGTTCTAAAAGAACTATTAACTGGTGTAATGAGTCATATTCCAATTCGTTGGGGGTTGACTGGGACGATACCTAAAGCAATATTTGAAGCACAAGCATTGTATGTGAGTATAGGCAACTTAACTAATAAACTTAGTGCAAGTGAACTACAAGAAAAGGGAGTCCTTGCTCAATGTCATGTGAACATTGTTCAATTGAAAGACGAAGTAGAATTTTCAAATTATCAAAGTGAATTAAAACATTTGCTTGAGGATACACATAGATTAGATGCTATTGCTGAATTGCTCTTAAAAGTAAAAGAATCGGGTAATACTTTGATACTTGTTGATAGAGTAAATGCAGGTAAAGAATTAATCAGTAGATTGCCCGATGCTGTATTTGTTTCAGGTAATACAAACATGACTGAAAGAAAAGAGGAATATGATGAAATTGCCACCAGTACAAACAAGATTATTGTTGCCACATACGGTGTGGCAGCGGTGGGTATTAACATACCAAGAATTTTTAATCTGGTTCTTATTGAGCCTGGGAAAAGTTTTGTTAGGGTTATCCAATCAATTGGTCGAGGCATCAGAAAAGCGGAAGACAAGGATTTTGTACAAATATGGGATATCACAAGCTCCTGTAAATTTGCCAAAAGACATTTAGCACAGAGAAAGACTTTTTATAAGGAAGCCTCGTACCCATTTGATATGGAAAAGTTGACATACAGATGAATATATGATACAATAATAACATGAAAATTTTAACACTAGACAATGAGTTTTATAACTTAGAGACATTACCCGACGAAGTAGATGACTTGCGTT